AACACAGCTTCATCTCCTCCACGGGCAGATTTACTTCTACCTAAAATTGATTCTAATAACTGTTTTAATAAATCTTCTTTCATCTAAAGTCTCTATCATAAAACTTACCTAATATATTATCATTAAGGTATTTTTTATCTTCTAATACTTCTAATATAAATTGATATTTACATTCTAAATATGTAAGTTCTTTTTTGTTATAAGCCACTTGTAAAATTGTTCTTTCTAAGTCTTCATCATTTGCATCCTTAATAAATGCATGAGAACCATAGTAGGTCTTCCAATCGCTTTCCTTTAATACTCTTTTGTATACTGGAGGACGACCTTTACCTTCCCATAGGGCTTTTTCTTTTTTACCTAATTTTTTCTTTAAATTATAAATTAAAGACTTTTTACCAATGTATCTTTTTCCTGTTGGAATGTGAGTTGTTTGATAGATGAAACCAAATGCACCTTCTGGAAGGTCACTTATTTCATTGATTTGTTTGTTTTGATAGTACCATTGCATATACACAATGTACGAAGGCTATTTTAGGTATCCCAGCGAAGTACGAAAGTAGTGTCAGTTTCATTAGAAGTTTTAACTGGTTGACCAAGCTTACCAACTACTAATAATTCGTTTTGTTCATTATATAATCCTATAGTTGTAATATAAGGTTTAAATAAAGATCCTGTTGCAAAATCTGCTAAGTCTTCTGATTGTTTAGATTTTATTTTTCTTGCTGAAATATTTAAAGTACCATTAAATTCACTTTCATCAACAGTACATTGATATTCATGTTCATAAATTAAATGTGATCCCTGGAATTTAACATTAAGAAGATTTCTATTAGGAGCAAAATTATCTTTAGTTAATATGTCTTGGTATTTAGGGTGTGTAATTGTTGCAAACCCATTTTGATAAAATATATTTCCTATATAAGGGGAAGCATTTATACTTTCTGATATATTTTTAATGGAAGCTGTATTAAAAGCTTCTTCAAATATATTAATATTACCTATCTTTCCATTAAAAAATGAAAAATTAGAAATATTAGTTGCTTCTGTTTCACTAAGTATTCCCTTTGAACCTATATAAATATTTGCTTCATTTTGTGTTTGTTTAGCTGTAAAATCTATTGATGAAGTTATAAAATTACCATTAAGATAAATTTCTATATTTGATCCTGTTTTTTGACATAAAATATGAGCATTATTATTTATTGCTAAATCAGCTGATTTTGTTATTTCTGCTATTACTTGAGATCGTATTTCTCCATCATATCTTTCAAAATATAATGATTGACTAATCATATAAATTTCAAAAGGAAATTGTGGTTGAGCTTGGACATCTTTAAATTGAGATGAACCTTTTACCTTAGTACTTAATAATTTAGCTTGTCCTTCAATAGGTGTTGGTACTATTGTTTTTGTAGTACTTTTAGATATTATGTGACGTTGTCTTGTGTCTAGATTTTCTTTAATATTTGCTTTTCTGACTGGCCATATTACATATCTAGGATGGTTTGGGTCTCCTGTTAATTCAACATTTTTCGTTCTATGTTGGTGGTGTGATACTAAGTTTCCATTAACTACACCTACAGAAGTTCCTGGAAAACCCCAACCAAAATGGCTACTTTGGAATGGAAGAACACCTAATATACTACTATTATCTGTTGTGTGGTTATTACTTAAAGGTACTATAAAGTTTTCTGCGGTATTAAAGGGAATAGGTCCTGCTCCTAAATATTTTGATAATAAAGAATCAATATTTAAAGGATCATTTCCTTTAGCTCTTGAAATAGGATCCCAAAAGGTACCTGCTGGTGCAGTTGTAGTGTTAAAAGTAAAAACATCAACAAATGATTTATTTTCTGTGTAAAGGGATTCTATTATTTCTTCCCATTCATCATAATTAGGTATCCACCAATCATTAAAACCATTATAATTTAAATCTGATACTGTGCTTACCATAGGAAACTTTGGTACAGTTCCATTAATAAAACCAATTTTTGCTTTCCAAGCATTAGTGTTAGTTTCTCCTCCTCCTATATCACGAGCTGAACCTGTTAAGTATAATACATTGGTTGTTCCATCATCAAATGTTGGTATAAGATTTGTATAACTTGTATTATTAGTATTAGGTAATTGACCAGCTGTTAGACCAGTCGTATCAGACCACCTACTATCTATTATTGGTTTATCTGATACAATGTAAGCATAATCTCCCTCTATATGAAAAACATATCCTCCTTGTAAATATTCTCCTACTTTAGGAGTCGGTGGTTTTTCAGGGATTATATTAAAAGAAATAGCAAAATCATCTTCTGGATTGAAATTAAATTTTTCATTATCCGGAGATATTATGTTGGAACCTATATTTGAATTAAAATATATATTTGTAAAATAACTATTAGTAAGACTTATTGAAGAAGTAGTAAAAGTAACTTTATTATATTTTATGGGGTTGAAAAAATAGCTATCATCAAATTCACCTTGATCAGGAGAATCATAAGTACCAATAAGATTAACTCTTGGTTCACCATCTCTCCAAAAAGCACCTCTTACATTTTCATCATTTTCAAAAGGAATAGCATATTCTTCAAAAGTATTTAAATCATAGTTTTTAAACCCTTTAATAGGATCTAACCTAAAAATATTTGAACGAACATCTATAGGATAATTATTTATATTTGTTCCACTAATTATAAGATTTCCATTTGAATCATCTACAACTTCATATGCACTTGAAGACAAATAAAAAGATCCTGGTTTAATTTCATGTCCATATAATCCTGTTGGTATAGATAATATATTAGCTTTTTCGTATAATTCTCTTTTTTGGTTTAAATAATGATTATTACCAAATCTAACACCTATGTCTTTTTTAAAATTTCTATAAAAAAGATGATCTATTTGATTATATTTTACAGCATTAATATTATCAAAAGGTAAACTATATGGGTGTGATGCTGTAGCGACACTATAAATGTCTATAGATTCAGAAGTCCAACTAGATGTAAAAGATGTTACTTTATTAGAAGCAGCAGAAGTAACATCAAAGTTATACTGTTTATGAGCATTAAAAGGGACTACTGAAAAGTCCTGAGCAGTAAACTTTTTATAAATTGACATTCAAATGGCATTTTTTTAATAATCTAATTTTACTCTAATAAGTGCTTCTTTTGTAAAATCTTTAGTAACTGGTTGACTTAATTTTGCTACTGCTACTAAATCATTAGAGTCATTATATAATCCTACAGTTGTAATGTATGTTTGTGGATTATCTATCATAGATGTAAAGTTTAAATTTCCACTTTCATCTTGAAAAGAAGGATTAGTAGTATAATTATATTCATTATTTTTAGCTCTTGTAAAATAATATTGTGAAGTTACTTTTTCTTCGCTATCTAATATAAAGTTTCCTACTCCTGCTGATGATGCATCTTTAATATGACGAGCTAATGTTACGTGATTTCTGTCAGTGTTAGTAGAAAGACCACTATTTCTAGCTGGGATTATACCACTGTCAAAATTATCAGGATTTAAAATAATAATTCCTGCATCTGGGTAAAATAAACCATATGAAGAACTGTTTCCTTTTTGATTTATATTTGAACCTGAAACTAAACCATTAGAACCTGATACTAAATTGAATTGTCTTCCTAAATTTGTTACTACTGCTGAACCCGTAGCTGTGACGCTATCATCTGTTAATTTAAGAGGACCTGTCATATTTGCACCATCTCCAATACCCCCAGAGATGTGTAAATTAAGTGTTCCTGGTTTTAAAGCATGTTTGAATCTACTTCTATTTACATTAATAACATAAAAGTCATCAGGAGTGTGAGAACTAAATGTAAAATCTTGTCCTTCATCACCAAAAACCAGTTGTCTATACTGATTATATACTGCTCTAGAAGCACCTACACCAAATGAACCTGTGTCATTTGTAAAGTCGGGAGATCCTGATCCTACTCTATTACCGTAAGCTACAGCATATTGAACTTCTGCTGTTGCTGAGGATGATAATTCTTGTAATACATCTACATAAAATTGACCTGAGCTTGTTGGTGATGTAAATCCAGCTTCTTGACCTCCTTGTCTAGATGATGTAAAATGATCTGTAAGGTTATTTGTGTTATTAGTCCAGGTAGATGTTATTACTTTATCTGTACTAACGACTATATCTCCATCTGTATATCTTGTAAGTGCCATTTTTTAATTTTTATTTTTATATTCTTTTATGAAGCTTGTATTCCTGTTTCCCCACTAAAAGA